AGTCCCCCACCGAGGCCCGCACCGAGTCCCACACCGAGGCCCCCACCGAGGCCCCCACCGAGGCCCGCACCGAGTCCCACACCGAGGCCCACACCGAGTCCCACACCGAGGCCCGCACCGAGTCCCACACCGAGGGTGGCCTTAGCACTGCCTTTGCGAGCGCATTCCCTAGCGGCGATCCGCACCAAATGATTCGCTTCGGCGGCTCAATTCCTCCGCACCTATACATCTCTGCGATGGCAGCCTCAGCCCTCGGCCTATCCGCAGGCTTGCAGCATAGGCCGCGCTCTGTCCAATCGCGCACGTAGTCAGGAAACTTTGCGACTTGCGCATCGGTCAGTTTTTTGATTACAGCCATCGCATCACCCCATCCAGATAGGCCTCTCGCGCGTTTGGATGGCCCAGCGCGGGCGCTCCCATGTTCCCCGCGTGCACCCTGGGGCAGCCCGGCACAGGGCAGCGGTAAATCTTGCGGCTCTTGCGCCACTGCTCCGCACGCTCTTCACCGCGTTTGTGCGTTGCGCCCGTGGCGCAGAATCGCGGCACGGCAAGCGGCACCAAATGCATCGTGCGGCCATGCACCGGACAAACCGGTCGCGGCGACTTCCGCCAGCGCGGGAAGTTGCGGGGGTTGTCGGCTGTGGCTCTCAATTCACCCTCCCCATGCGCATGCGCTCCCAAATTTCCCGCGCTTCCTGCCATGCCTTCACCGCAGGCAGCAGGTTCTCCCAGTCGTCCATCTGCACGACCTGCGCCGCGCGCTCGAGCGCGATGAAGTAGTTCGCCCGCGCCAGCATGTACTCGAACTCTTCGGGCTGGAGCTGCGTGCCCGCAAGGGCAGTAGCGCCAGTTGCTACCGTTTCGTTTGGCACGTTGGATTTAGCTCCAGCCCCGAAGATCATAGATGCCTCCCCACCCAGAATTTCAGCACTTGCCACAGCGCGGCCCAGTTCGCCAGCACTTCCAGCCCAAAGGCGAGCGCAATCATCCCGTACGCAAAGCCCTTGAGCAGCGCGAGATCCACTACTGGCGGTCGGTCGCTGAATCTCATGGCTGTTTGTCCCAGATACGGCCAAGAATTTCTTTCTGCTTATCGCTTAAACGGCGATGCCGCACCCAATGGTCACTTACGGATTCCACGAAGCTGCGCTCCCAATCATTCAGCCGCTCCACTTGAATGCCGTCCAGAATGTAATCAATCGCGTTGTCCGTAAGCTCTTCCTGCTTCATTTCACCAGTCCTCACTAAGTTCAGCGTTTGGCAATTCCTCGTCCCAAGGAGCACAACCAAAAGCAAAGAATAGTCCGCATTTCGTGCATTCGTGACCGTAGTAGACCTCCTTGAATTCGTGGTCTTTCCATTCCCGACATGCGGGCGGGCGGTCGCTGAATCTCATGCCGCGCTCCTTTTGCTCCATCTCACCTTGCGTTTGTCCAGTAACTCGTGATGCAGCCTGCACAGCGCCATGAGATTTGACAGCCTGTCGTCGCGCCGTTTGCTGCGCGGGATGATGTGATGCGGGTCATGAGCTTCGCTGCGGCAACGCTCTTTTTGAGGGATCCAGTTCCTGTCGCTCAAATAACGAATACTTACCCCGTTTACTACGATTTGCTCGCACCTTCCTCCGCACCGCACCCACAACTCTTTCTTCCGCTTGGTCCAGTCCTTGCCATGCAGCACTTCGCTGCCGTCTGCCCGAACATAGCTCTTCGGGTGAGTGTAGCCACGCTGTTTCTTGAGTTCAGGGTCACGCGCCGTCTGGGGCATTGCCTCTCCTCTCGATCGCCCGTTGTAGCGCCTCATCCGCTTTCTGCATCGCTACAATCAGGTAGTCCACGGCATGTTGCTTGCCCAGATGCTCCACCCAATCCGAGAAGAACTCGTTGAACGAAATCACCTGGTTCTCATCGGCCATGAAGGTCACTTTGCGCAGCCGGATTCCCGCCGCCTTGCGGCGATTCGTTGCCGCGAGAAATGTCTGCTTCTCCTGCTCGCTAAGCTCTAGCACGCTTCACGCTCTCTTCGAGTGCGCCCTGGAGCCCGCCCTTCAAGCGCACTACAAGGTCGTCCACTTCGCGCAAGAATGCCTGCGCCTCAAACTCCATCGCGCTAATTGTTTCGGGCGAATAGGGCAAGCGGCACACAAACAGGTCCAGCGGCTCAGGAAAATCTGGACAGTACGAAACGAAGTCGCACCATTCGTACCCCGGGCAGCAGGCCATCTGCCACATCATCTGCGGGACGTACAACTCCGGCACTACTTCGCCCAACAGGTAATTCGCATGCGTCGAAGGCTTCGGGCATTTGAACTCGACCAGCCCGTCGCCCACCAGCCCGTCCGGCGAGCATCCCGCCCATTCGATTGTCGGATGGAGCACAAAGCCTACTTGCGTCACTTCCTGCCCAGTGCGCAACTCATAGGCCGCTCTTGCCAGCGGCTCCAATTCCCTGCCGCGCTCCATCCATGACGTGACTACATGCTCAGCGGGCTTGCCCGTGATGCGCTCGACGGCCAGTTCTACTTTCAGGTCGTAGCGCGCCTTTAGCTCGCTGTTCGTCTCGCGCTTGGACTTGCGGATGGCGTCTCCGATACGCGAGGCTGTGAGCATCCCGATGCGGCTCTCGAACCACTCGGCAGACCCCTGCAAGCACGAAATTATGTTCAGTTGGTCGTTCATTTGGAGACCGTCCGTATAGGTGTGAGAAGCCGATAAATGTTCCAACCAGCTTTCCACCTTCGATACACAGTCTTGAAAGCAATTCCAGATTGTTCGGCCCATTCACTTAGAGTTCTTCGTTGGCCATTGATTGTTACGAGAACATTGGTGCGACGATTTAGAGCTTGCTCGCGGCGCGTTGCCCATCGACAATTCCCTGGCTCATAGTTGCCATCGTTGTTGATGCGATCAATCGAATGATGCGGCGATGGCCGTGAGCCCATATCGCTCAGAAAATCGGCAAATGAAGCACGCCAGCGTTTACACATCCGTATGCCGCGTCCACCATAATTCGGGTATTCAGGTCTCCGTTGGTTATAGCAACGGGTATGAATGTCGGTCCAAATCCTGAACTCTGCTGTGTTCGTCAACCCGTGCGTGCTCTGCCTAAGTATTGCGCGCTGTTTGGCACACTTGTGGCACGTTGTTATTCTGCCGCTTCTCACTGCCACGCCATCTGCCTCACGTGAATTGCCACAAGCGCATCGGAACATCCAAATGCGGTTATTTGCTGCGCTGCGCCTCCCAGTTGGAGCGATGGCCGTCAGCTCCCCAAAGGCTTGGCCCGCAATGTCAATGGGCTTACTCATGCTCTGAGCGCCGCCTCGCGCTTCCTGCGAGCGTCCATGAATACCGCCACGGCTTTCGGGTCTTGCGCATGCAGGCCGGATTTAATGGCCTCGGTGTACGCCTTCGCCAGTTCATCCATGTTGCTCGCCGCTTCGATGTTCGAGACGAAGTCCGCAGCATTGCCCATCGTCACGCCGTCCGTGTCCTCATCGCTGGTCGCCATGCCGAGCACGCCAAGCAAGGTGTAGCGCCGCAGGTAGCTCACTGTCGAGCCGATAGCCTGCACGCCGTTCTTCGAGCCGCTGGGGTCTGCGGCTGCGCTCAGTGTGCTCTCGACTGAATAGCCCCTCTTGTGCTTGAGCGAGCAAGTAACCGTGATGGATGAACCATCCTGCGTTTGCGTCCAGTTGTAGCTGAGGCTGTGCTTCGCCAAAACCGGCCCAAGCGTGTTTGCAATCACATCGAGGGGTGTGTACTTGTACGCGGCCCTGCCCGCGCCAAAACTGACTTCCTTGGTCTTTTCGAGCTTCGGAGCCTCGGCCTTGAAGGCTGCGAATGCTTCGCCGAACTCTCGGCGGGCCTCTCCCGCTTCCCATCGCTCTTGCAACTCCAAGAGCTTCGTAAGCGTGTCCACGTTCGCCCCGCGCTGCACGGCTTCTTGCAGTACGCTCAGTGGCGTGGGAGCGGGAATGACCGGCGCGGGCTGCTGCTGCTGCACGATAATCGCCTCGCGCACTTCCTGCTTCGGTTCGCCGTTCTGTGGCGCGTCAATCACCGGCTTGCTCTTCGTTGGTCCCATCGCACCCTCCTTTTAGACCGTATGGGCTATGAGCGTTTGCAGGACATGGTCGTAATTCCCTGCTCGACACTCAGCTAGTACAGTGTTGATCTCGTCTTGCGTCCATCCCTCACGCTTGGCTTGGCGGGAAAATGCGCCCATCAGCATGAATGCGTTTCCGTCCAACCCTTCGAGGTTAAGATTTACTGTCTTGCCGCCCACTAAGTTCTGCATCGCACCCTCCTTTTAGGCTCTGAATCTTCATCAGCATGCGGTCCGCGAAGGTGTCCATCTCCTCTTCGCTCATCGCGGTCCTGCGGTACGGCGCATGCGTCACTTCGGTGAGCACGTCCGCCATCTCGCTGAAAAACTGCTCAGGACTCATCGCTCTCCTCCGCCTCAAAATCCATGCAGCCGCAAGGTCCAGGCGCTACCCACCCTCCGCAGTTGGTTCCTTCCACCCAGACATCCGGTCGCTCGATTTGGCACCCGTGGCGGTCCCAATGCGCATCCTTGTCATGGCCGCAATTCGCGCAGATGCTCATTTCAGCGCCTCCAGCACCATCCGCGTAATTGCATCGCTGCGCAGCCGCAGCTTGCGGGATTGCTCCAGGTACGGCTTGACGGTCTCTTGCTCGTCGTACCGCCCCTCGGCTTCGTCATCGCCTGAGGTCATGTCAGGATTCTCATAATCGCCCGCACAGTGTGAGCACATCACGCACCTGCCTTTCTGTTTTCCGCTTCCGCGTAAGCCTTGCTCCGCGATATCGCGTATTCCCAAACGTCATTGGGTGTCAGCGCGGCCAATGTGCCAAGGAGATATGCCTCGAAGGTTCTCCTGTCGCCGCGAAGGTCGAGCTCCGTGCGGTCCAGAAGGTCTCCGTTGCCGCTGTAAATTCGAGTTGGTATAAATGCGCTCATGGCAGATGCCTCGCTATCCAGTCTGTAACCCAAATCAGGCCCCACGCGGTCAGCGCACCGAACACGCCGCACGCCACAATCCACGGCCACAGGCGCATCTCGCGCTTCGCTACTCGCTGTGTGCGAATGTGGCCCGGCCCAACAAACACTTGCTCGTCCTCGGCAATCACGCTCCACCTCCCGTCACTGGATTTCCGTAGATGTCTACCTCATAGCAGGGGGCGCAGACGCGCGGTGCCTTTACCTTTTCGGGATATCGCGCATCCTTATGGACTCGTTGCTCGAACAGGCGTTCTTTTCCAAGCGCCATCAGGTGGCCTGCCATCGAGGAGACGCTCCGGTTTTCGCTCTTGGCCAGCGCCTTAATTTCGCGCTCGACTTTCTGGGATACGACAATTTGAAGTCTTGGCATGGGCGCAAAATACTATGCAGTAGTATGCGCTGTCAAGGACTAATCTTAAAGAATGTGCGATAATCGCACACTATTTACGGGCAGGTGCGCCACTCGATAGCGCCAGCGCCGAATCGCGCGGCGATTTCAGCCTTTACGGCGTCTGTCGTGGCTTCGATGTAGAGGACGCGGAGTTCAATGGGCTGGTCCGGCAGTTCGCGGGCGTACAGAATGCCCACGGCGCGGAAGGGCGGGTCATGCGGATCGCGGCGGAAAGTGTTGGAGACGCCGCCAGGTCGCGGGATGATGAGCGGTTCGCCTAGCTTGGCAGGCTCAGCGGAACTACTACCAGACATAGGGGGAAGATGTAGTGTGATGGCGCTGCTCAGCGCAGGCTTTCGCCCCGCAGCAGGAGTACGCCACTCGGCGCGTCCAGCGGTACAGCAGGAACGCGGCTAAGCCGATGAGGAAGAGAGCGCTAATCGCTTTTCGCACGCTTCACCTGAACTACTTAGCAGCCCACCTTTTCCTTGATTACCAGTCCTGTGCAGTGGAGATGCTGCAAGACATCCCCGCGACACTCGGCTTTGTCACTCAGGGAAATATCGGTCAGGCACTGGCGGGGCACAACCACAGCCGTTGCTTTTGGTTTCTGCGCCGCACAGCCACAGAGAAGCAATGCCGCGCTAACGATACACTTTCGAGAAATGCGCACCGACAAACCACGCAATCGGGCCGCACACGAGCAAGCCCTTATTGAGGAAAGACAGTTCATTCCAGCCGCGGAACAGCGCCAGCGCGAACAGCACAATCCCCAGTATCTTCAGCACGTAGTCCAGATACACCGTCTTTGAGAGCGTCTCGAGAAAGCTCATTTGTTTCCTCCTATGCCGAGAATTTCGGTTCCTAACTATTTCCCTGCCGGTCGCTTGTCCAGCCCATTTTCTGCAAGGATGGCCGCAACGTCATCCACATGCAGGCAATCGACCATGCAAGCGTAGTCGTTGGGCGGCTGAATCGCCGCAATATTGCCATTGCAGTAATCGTTTCCCGGAGTTGCGCTGTGGAGCACACCATAGGCAACGATCTTGCCATCTTGCAACTTCACGATTTTGTCGCCGTTCTTTGCTTCACGTCCATTTCTGTAGTGCATTTATCTCTCGCTCCTTAAAAGTAAGTTGAATCCCTTGGTAAGACGAAACGGAATCCGTCCATGGGTCAGGCTGTAAACGTCTGGCTCTTCTCGCGGGATATTTCCGCGGCCAAAATGCTCAGCATGCAACGTGCAGGCGCATTCGGCCAAGCCAATGCACTTCGGGCATTGGTACCTACCATCATCATAGAAGCCATCCGCTTGGTCATTCGTGCTCATAGCAGTGAACACACCACCGCGCCGCCCACGGCCCCTATCGCAGCGCCCTTGCTGCCCTGTGTGCCCCCCGCCGCCGCCCCGGCCCCTGCGCAGGCGATTACCTTGACCTGCTTGCCAAGGCGATGCAGCCATGAGCCGCCCTTGAGCGCCTTCTGCAGGTTCGCGTTCTCGCTCTGGAGCGCCTGAACGTCCTTTTGCGAGGCTGCTAGATTCGCTTTGCATTCCTCGCAGGCGACAACCGCTTTCCCCGCCGGTACAACGTCCTCGGCGGGAATCACGATGGGCTTATTCGGCGGGGCGTTCGGCAAATCCTTGAGCGATTGCGGCAAGGGGCTATCGCTCGTGTCTATGTGCACTGGGACGGGCAGGGGAATGTATTTATTGATGACGCGCACTGTGTCTGCGGAAGTCTTGATAGCGTCCTTCTCGGCCTGTAGCTGCTTGAGGGCTGCGTCCAGCTCGGCCTTGTCAGCCGCACGCTGCTTTTCGATCGCTCCGTTAGCGGCTTTGGCCTCTAGGATGCGGTCGTGCGCGTCGAGCCAGTACTTCCCTGCCGCTGCGCCAACCATCAGCACGATGACGCCTAGAAGGGCTTTGTGCTTCCAGTCAAGCATGCGCTTCCCACCTTAGCTTTTCCTGCCCATAAATCTGTTGATAGCGGCGCTGCCGATTAGGCCTACTCCATCCCCCTGGGGATGTCTGCGCGACTACTTTCCACCCGGCTCCTCGCAGACTCGCCCCGCTCTCCGTTGTCAGCGTGTATGTGACCAAACGTTTTCCGCCCATTGCTCGCCACGCCCGCCAGCACGCGGCATAAAGGAAACTGTTAACGTTCTTTGGCGCATTCGGAAGCGTACAGGTGCGCAACACCTCTGCGGTAAAAGCGTCATTCAGCAATCTCGCTATGGGCCTCCCCACTATTGCCACCCCCACTAACTCCTCCCCGTCCCGAGCGCCAATAGCAAATTTACCCCCATCGCGCGACGTTCTTCCGTTGTGGCGGTGAAAGCAAGTCACGAAGTCATTAGCCTTGCGAAGAGTGAGCGGGATAAGTTCAAGGACCATCAAATCATCTTCGCCTATTTTTCGCCTTGGTCAATGGTACTCACGGCTGGTCCGTACTAGGACGCTGGCTTTTGCAGCACGTTCCGCGCGGCATTGACCGCGTACGGCACGGTCACAAACGCGCCCAAGCCGCCCATCGTGAGCGCATCAGGTATCGCGTGGTTCTTGACCACGACAAACACCAGCACTGCGCACGCCACTAGCGAATGCACGGCCATGAGTACGCGGCTCGAGGAGCCTTGCCCTTCATCGCTGAATACTTCGCGCCAAAAGCTCATCCGTCTTCCTCCATCGCCGCTCGCTGGACAGCCACGCGGTTGCTATGCGCAATGTCGCGGTAGAACTTCAGCCGCCCCACATTGAGCGTATTCACATAATCCGCTGGATTGCCCCACGCCTTCGGCCAGCCCATGGTCGTATCGTGGTAGTAGGTCGCGCCTTCGGTAAGGTCATCGTCGAGGCCCGTAATCACGCCAGAGGCCGCAGAGAGCGAATCGGTCCAGCTGGCATCTTCGTCGGGCCACTTCTCGCTGTTCGGGTCGTTCGCGTTGAAGCTAGAAAACTGCCACGGCTTCAAAATGACGCTCTTCCAGTCGCTGCCCCACCAGCCGCCGCGCTTCACGCGATTCGCAATGACATGCGCCACGCCGCGCTTGCCGTCTTGCGATTCTCCTCGCGCTTCCCGCCAAACCGCCAGCGCCACTAGCGCAATGTCGGAAAGGCTCTCATAGGGCTGAGGCTTCACGCGATAGTCCAATACATTAGGGTTGAGCCTGGGACTTTGTGACGCTTCACCTTGCCCAACTTCGCCAGCCGATATAAATCCGTGCTCGCCTTGCTGCGGCTAACGCCGCGCTTTACCGCATATTCCGACGCCGTGAAACTATTTGGCGGACGCCTGATCAGCACATCGCGCTCGATTGCTTCCATGCGCTCCCACAAATCGATTGGAGCCTTGGGCTTCAAGGCATTCACAGGTGCACGCGGCGTTGTTCTGGCAGTGGATAGATTCTTTTTTGTACTTCGCAAGGGTCCTCGCCTCTTTTCTTGGCCTCGCCATCAAGACGCAAGATGACCGCGCCAATATCTGGAATCATTCGGTAGCGGGAATTTTTTCTCATGTATGATGTCTGGACCTGCCATGCGGGAAGGATGATGGCGTGCTTGGATGGATGCTCGACGTGAACGAAATAGTGGGCGTGGCCCCTGACGATTACATCCGCCTTGGGGGCCTTCCCTTCCTTGCCGGAGAGCGCCGACCACAATGCTTCGCGGTCAATCGCCACGGCGCGGTATAGCCCTCCCGATACGCTGATGCCGTGCGAGAAGTCGAGTCCTACGCCGTCAACATCTAAATCGAGCACTTCCTTCGCGTGCGTGCCAGTTCCCAGCCCCTCATACGTTGCCGCGCGCAAATCCTTAGCGACATTATCAACGGAGCGGCCAAGCTCGTCGTCGTGATAGAATGTTCCCTTTACGAAATAGGTCTTGCACTTAGCCCTGTCAAACAACGGTTTGAGAATTTTGACCGACGCCGCTTCTTGATCGCAGACCAGGGGCAAGCACAATTCCGCGCAGCGACTTTTCGGCTGCTTCCCTTCCACTACATCGCCCACTACAACAATGGCATCGAGCGGCTCGGCGCATGCCCAGGCAATCATGTCCTGCCAGCAATTCCATAAATGCTTCTGAATCGGGTTTTGCGGTACAGGCTGGCCCGTGGAAGCTACGAAGTCAGGCGGCAGCATTCCGTATATGGAACCAGGGTGAATATCAGAGACGCACAGTATCCTTCGCCGCTTACTCATTGGATGCGCCTCGGCGGCGTTTTTCCCTCAATCTTTCGCGGCGGTTTGTACTCTTCCTTGAGCTGCCGGATGACGTGCGACAGCTCAACGAGCATCTCCTGCGGCATGTCGCGTACTTCCCTGATGCACCATGTGCGTATCTCCTCCATTGCGATATAGGTCTCCTCTGGGTTAGTCAGCATGGCCGTTCATGCTTCGCGGATACCGCACGCCATCCGCATGAAGCGCGCCTTCGCGCTCCTCATGCAAGTGCGGGCGGAATTCCGTCAGCAGCCACATGAGTCTGCGCATGGCTAGCCAGCCGCCAATCAGCACGGGAACAACGACAATCCCGCCTTGCAAAAGAAGCTGCGTCCAGTTAATTGTGTGTTCCATGCCCGGTCCTTGGGTTCAGATATGCGCGGATGGCCGCTTCATGCTTTTCCAGCTTGCCAAGCAAGCCGTTGCAGAAGTGGCACAGCAATCCGCGAAATCGTTTCGTTTTATGGTCATGGTCGGTGACGAGCCGGTCGCGCTTTTTCTTGCAAATCGCGCAGTGCCCTCTTTGGCGTTTGTACGCGCTGCGCCACGCCATTTCCGAAATCCTGTACCTGCTCCACAGGTATGAAAAATAGGCGCGCCAGTCGAAGCTGCAAGCATCCAAGCGCGGAGGGAACCGCCTTTCTCGCAATTTAACTTTCATGTTTCCGATGGGGCCTGCGTCTTGTCCTGCGGGATCGTGGCGCTATCGCAATGCGCAGCTCCGCGAAGAGCCGCTGGATCGCATGCAGCATCTTCGTTTCGAGTTTGGTTAGCCTGTGGGTTTCAGGGACATCGTTCATTGCGTGACGGTGAACGTGGAGCTTGCCACCTGCATAGGCACACCGTTCTTTGCGAAATTCAGCGTCAGCGTGTGCGGCCCGGGCGGGAAGTGCAGGCAGTTGTTTCGCTCATCGCAGAGTTGCGCTTCTTCGCTGCACGTCGTATCGCCGATTACGCAGCCATTCGCGTTGAACGCCGCAAGGTTGGTGTAGTTGATGTTGTAGGCAAGCTGGCCGACTCCCATGTTCATGAGTTGCGGAGGAGGAGGAGTCGCGCCGCCCCCGCCAGCGGCCTTGAATGCCGCTGTCGTGAAGGTCCACGAAGTCGCAGTCGTTGTCGTTCCAATGGTGGGCTGCTGCGATCCAGTTGCCGCCACTACCTTATCCTCTAGAGCAAGGCGCGCGTCGCTGCCCTCGACGGTAAACCCTGCACCCGCCGACCATGTGGTATCGCCGCCCAATCCGGCAGCGCCGATGACGAGGTCGTTCGCGTTGGTCGTCGTGCAGGCCGCTCCGGTGAGCGTTGAGGTGTTGCTCGTCCCCGCAGTCTGCGCCTGACAGTCTAGGCTCGAAGTCGTGGCAAGACCGCTATACTCGAAAATAACAATCGCCATTGTGCCGGAAATGCCGCTTGATTGCGTGCAGGTGATACCATCTTTCGTTCCACCGATGGCGTTCTCGACGTAGAACACTTGGCTCATATGCGCGCCGGACTGAACGGCAGCCGTGAGCGACTGCCAGGTATTTCCTTCGCTGTCGGAGACGGATAGAGACCAGCCCGCCTGATTGCCGCTGCGACACAGCACAATGTAGTTGTTCCCTGCTACTGTCGCGTTGACGAACGTTCCGACGATGGAGGTATTCGCCGTGCCCAGATTGTTGGCGGTCTGCACCATCGTGATGGCCGCGCTGGCAGGCAGCGCCCAAAGCAGTGCAAGAAGTAGAGCGAGTTTCTTCATTGTTTCCTCTTGTTGTTGAGTCTGTAATTCTCGATTGCCGACCGTCCTGGTATCGCCGCCGCCGCGACGGGACTCCACCAGTGGCCAATGAAACGCCACGTCTTGCTGGGGTCATCCTCTTCAACGTGGTAGGAGAGCGCGTGCAGCGTGAACTCCACTGCGAATCCAGCCGAACTGAGCGCCACTACGCTTTTCACATCGGGATGCGGGCTGAGTGCGGGGTTGGTTTCGACGAGGCCGTGACGGGCGTTTATCGTGCTATGTGCATCCGCTGCCATGCAGCCTGCGATAATAGCCGCGCCAACCCAGAATTTCTTCTGCTTGTACCACGGCTTGGCTTGCGCCAATGGAGCGAGCAGGAACAGCGAGAGAATTGGAGCTAGATATTTCATTGCGCTACCACTACCGCTTTCACGTTGGCCAGCGTCTCTGCCGCTTGTGTGGTGAATTGGATGGAGATGAGATCGCCTGTTGCATAGGTCTGTGTATGTGTGATGTCGGTGCAACTGGTGCCTGTTCCGAGCGTGCATGTCATCGTGGTAGTCGAGCCGTTCTTGAGCACGGTAACGACCCCGCTAGATGCGTTGACGCCGCCCGTTCCCGCCGAGACAATCAGCGCCTTGAGTGTGCCCGCGCGAGTCATCAGCTTGCCCGCGCCGATTGTCGTGCTGGTACAGGTAGTTAATGTGACATTCGGGCCTGTGCCGTAAAGTCCAAGTGTGGAAGCGGCGGAAGCGACGCCGGTGCAAGCGCCCTGCACGCCGTTGCCCGCTTGCACCGAGTATGTTACGCCGTTCTGAATTAACCCAGTGGTGCCCGCCGTCCATGCCGTTGTGCCATCGTCGTTGACGATGCCGGAGGTTCCCTCCGCCGCGAATTGTGTTGTTCCGCTTGGAGTGACAGTGGAATTTTCAAAAAGGTTGACAGTTGCTCCGCCCGACCCGAAATGGATGCAGCCTACAGCAGCACCGTTCGTGCACAATATCGTGCCGCCATGAATGTTGATGGTTGCATTTCCGCCAGACGGATTAAGGCCATCTATTCGGTCCCCGAAAAAGTTTACTTTCGCACCCGAACCCACCACGAAACTTTGTCCCGCCGAGGAGCTTGACCATGTTCCGCCAGTGCTATTTAGCGTTCCTGTTCCCGTTACAGATGCTCCTTGCCCCGTGTCTCCGACGAACGGCCAGTAAACGTTCACGGGTTGACCGCCCAGAACAATGGACCATCCTGGGACACCGGCTGCATCAGACTGGCAATTGATGCAAGTGGCAGGCGCTCCAATCTTGATTCCCGTGAAGCTGCCGCCGCCTGAGAAAACGGGGCAGAGCGCCCACACGTAAAGATTTAGTCCCATGAAATTCGCATCGGCACCGATTCCCTTGAGTCCTGCAATAGCGGAAGAGCAACCATTTGCGCCGCTGTTGCCGCCACCGAAAATAACGAAATCATGCTCGTAGAGTTGCGAAATACCAGAAAGAGCCAAGCCCCCGAAGAAACAAAAGCCGGAAGTGGAACAAGTGTTCCCTGTGCCAGGGGAAGTGCTCCATGCAAAGGACGGGCTTGGAAGAATCGTGGTTGAAGTTCCCGCGCCGCAACCCGCGATGGTCGGCATGAAATTGATGTTCACATTCGGGTTGGAAGAGATGCCATGCTCCACGATGGATGCGCCGCATGGCAGTTGTAGCACGGCGGGCGCATTTTTGAGTTGCGCAATGAAAGCCGTCCAAGCCGCTTGCCAGCCCGCATCGTCCACATCGCCCCAGAAGAGACATGCTGTCCCTGTGGCGTTCGAGTTAGCATTCAGTGTGATTTGCGTATCGGAGTCCACGCTCCTGACCGTAGTGCGAGCGATGCGTGCCGTTCCTGTTAGCAGACAACTCGCATTCGACCAGGCTACTTGCCCGACAGACGCCGTAGTCAGGAAATTACATTCGCCGGAGGGGCAGGTGACTACTCCGCTGGCATTGGTGACGCTCGCATCCTGTACCCAGTGCGCGTTCGCCTTCACGCCATACGCCGAGGCGGTTACGATGATTTGTCCAGGTCCTAAACTTGTGCCGCTGCCCGCCGCCCCTGCCACGCTGAAAAAGCTGTTGCTGTTCGCGTCGTATTGGAATGCGCATACCGTAGTTGCGTTGGCCGTGGTGTCCACAGTGCATGTGGAATTGATGCTTCCCGCCGCATAGGACCACCCGCTCACCGCATGGCCGGTGGAATCCTGTGTGAAGATGAACGTAATCGTAGACGGCGGAGTGCCTGTGGAACTGATATTAATGGCCGTGACAACCTGATTCACCTGAATCTTAAAGCTGTTGCTGGTGCTTACGTTAGCGGTTATGACGCCGCTGTTTATGGTGAGAACCTGCTGCGCCAGAAGCGGGGACGCGCATAGCAGCGCGAGAAGTAGAACGAGTTTACCTTTGAACAAAGGAGCCTCCCCCGGAAATCTGTCCGGTGCCGGATTGCAACAAACACACATTGTCGGCGGCGGTTGCCGTCTTGAAGTGCCAATAGCCTGTTGCGGGATTGGTCCAGCCTTCGTTGGCTGCCCAGTTCTGGCCCGTGGCTACGGGAACGGCGGGCATGGCGGGCGGCGCAACCGCAGCCACGGCCCAAATCAGCCCAGCTAGGACAGTAAATCGTTTTACCTTGCTCATTAGCTCGCCTTTCGCCTTGTTTTCGCCAATTCCAATCGCCGTAACTCTTGCGGTATCGCTGTGGGTGGGTTTCGATTTAGTTTCGTCTTGCGGATGACGGCACTTTACTCGTAACATCTGAGGCATGAAGTATTTGGCTCTTCTTGCTGTGCTTTTTGCGGTTCCCTGCTTCGCGCAAGAGCGTCCTAAACCCATCAAAAAAGAGAAGGTGTGGATTGCGCTCGCTGGACTATCTGCTGCATCCGTTTTGTCCGATGCCGCGGCCACCATGAGAGATCGTGACATTGCGGACGGATACGCGAGGACATACGGCCCTAATGGGTGCGGCATTGCCAGAAACCAGCCCTGCGCGATGACGGAAATCAATCCGCTTGAACGCCCCTTTGTGAATTTGCCGAAGCCTGCATACTACTCCTGGCGCATCGGTGAGGCTGCTTTCGCCTCTTACTTGGGCTTGCGCATGAAGCGAAGCCATCGCTGGATTCGGCATATTTGGTGGGTGCCTCAAGCGGTCACAATCGTCAGCGGTGCGGTTGGTGCGGCCTACAGCGCAAGTCATAGGTGAGCTATGTCCCCAGAATTAGCTGTAACTCTCGTAGGAGCCTGCTTTCTCATTCTCGTTATGCGCCGATGGGGAGCAAGCAAGTACCCTGTTCTGGCTTGGCGTGTAATCTTTGCCTTCATTGGAGCTTCTATTGTTTGGGTGATGATGAAACTGCGTCGTAATCGAAATGTCTCACTGATTCGCTAGGTCCCTCAAAATGCGGCTGGCATATGCCTGCTCTTCTGGCGTTCCCTCGCGCGCCAATTTCCGCAACCTCTCCCCAGGCGTCGGCGTTTCAGCGTTCCAGACTTGCTGCACATCGCCTGGAGCGATGCTGAATGGAATTGTTGAAGCTGAGTATATTGGCATTGTTTGTTTCTCCTTAAATTCGCGCCATCCCGCCGCTCATCGCACTACCTTCCAATTGATTGTTGACGCCGTAGGTGTGACCGCCGCCGCCGTGGGATTGCAGTAGGCGAAATTCACGTTGCCCGCAGTCGGCCATTTCTGAAGTGTGAGCACGCCTGGATTCGCGCCGACTGCCGCATTGAACGAAGTCTCAATGGTGTCCGTCGTCGAAACACCGCTGGCCGCTACCGTGACCGTTGTGCCGCACGCGCCGGAAGCAATCGCGGCTGTGGTCATGGTCGCTGTGCCGCTGGCGATGGTAAGCGTATTCGCATGAGAACCATCGGAAACGATTTGCGAGTTCCACGTCAGGCGGTCGCTTGTGTCCTTGGTGAGAGGAATCCATGCACTATTGGCGTGATTGCGCCAGTTGACTTGATCTGCGTCCGCAAACCAGTAGCCGCTGAATGGGCCGGCCACCGCTCCACCAAGCGTTACCTGGTTGTATGTAACACCGGTGCTTACCCCTGTCGAAATGCTCGTGAAGTTGGAATCCGTGGTGATGTCGCGCAGGCTGATTGCAGAAAAAGCAGAATTGGCAATGAGAGCGCTTGGCAGCGCACCTCCCACGGCCAATATCTTTTCCAGGTAGGCCGTAGTCCCAGAAAAGGCAGAATTAAGAAGCGTTCCGCCAGTTACCCCGTTGTACTGGCAGTAGCCCCCGCTCCATTTGATGTTACGCGCCGTGGTTGCAGTGTTCGGAACATTGATTACGCTGGTGTTGTTGCCCGTAAGTTCCGTGTAAACATTCGTCAGAAGCACGCCATTGGCGTTGTTGACCGTGATGTTGGAAGCCGTCCCAGTATCCTGCTCGATGTTCCCGCCGTAGTAGGTGAACATCGTAGTGGTGTGCGTAGAATCGCCAATCTGGATATTACTCGTCGAGCTGTTGTAGATATGGCAGGCGACGCATTGGACATCGTTGGCGAATAGCGTTTGCAGGCCGATTACCTGATTTCCAATGCGGACATTTTCCAGGTAGGTGTCGATGGTCGCCGAGCCTGTCGTGTTGTTTCCAATGCGTACTGCGGCGGTGGAAAAACTGCTTTGCTCGATGGCGACATTCTTAATCCGCACGTCATACTGGCCGTTGAAAATGTCAATGGCTATCGTCCCGGTGCCATTGTGCTTGATGTTCAGATTCTCAATGATGGAACCTGACGAAGCTCCGGCGGTTCCGTTCACCACTATGGTCGCGGATGCGCCACCCGTCCAGTTAATCGTTGTCCCTGGAAGGTTCAAGCCGCCCATCGCGCCCGAAAGATGAACGGGCTTATTGATGACGATTTGCGAAGCGCATGCGAACGTTCCAGGCGGCAGAAGAATCCATCCGCCATTTGCAGGCAAATCGGCAATGGCCGCATTGATGCCTGCTCCGATGTCGGTCTGACTGTACTTATTCCCATCGATAAATTTCACGTCATTGATGTTGTAGGCCGTAATCGTATTCTGCCCCGCCGTAGCGGTAAGGTTGCCGGAAAAGGTGTTGTTTCCGGAAAAGGTGTTGTTTCCGGAAAACGTATTGTTTGCGCTGGTGGCAATGCAGGTCGTCCCGGGGATGCAGGAGATCACAAAAACATAAGGCCCTTGCGGAGAAGAGATGCCCGCTCCGCTTACTGTGTAGGTGTAGCTGCCCGGCGCGGCAAAGAACGCAGGGATGTTGCCCAGGCCGTCAGTAGTCAATGGATTCGCCAGCGGCACGGTGAGAGCCGCATCGCTGAAAATACTGACTGTGTTTGTGCAGGGATTACCAACGGCTGGATACCCGCAAACAGTGATGGTCGCGCCAGACTTAGGCGCTCCGGTTGGGCCAAAGACGGGGCCGATTACGCCCGGGCCGCCCTGAGCAAAAGCTGAGCTTCCGCAGAGCAGAAGAAAGAACGCGAGGATAGACAGCTTTCCTGTGCGAGACTCTACCATCTTCGCTTTCCTTTCGTCAAGCACTTTCGTAAAAGATTCGCCACTAGGAATTGTGGGGTGGTTTCCGGTCATTTCGTCCTTGCGTGGCTACGGGGCATGCGAGTAACCTCAGGTTCATGTCTCCGCTGTGGCGCGTCATTACGTGGCCCCTTCGCGTATACGCTTTTGTTTGCGTTGTGCTGTTTATCGCCATGCCAATTTGGATTTACAGATGGATAAGGCGCAAGATTACTTCTTCTCCAAGTCGCGCAATATCCGGTTAGCATAGGCTTGTTCTTCAGGCGTCCCCTCGCGCGAAAGTTTCCGCAGTCGCTCCATATCTAGCGATGCTTCTTGTGCCATCCATTCCGGCACGCCCTGCGCTCTTGACTTTTGCAGAAGATCAGCTCTTGCTTGCGATCGGATGCCAAGTTTCGGACTTACACTCCGACCTAGCGGCGTTTCCGGCGCTGGTAGCGCAACTCGCTCCCTTACACCGCTGAATTCCTCACTTGGAATGCGCGTGGGCAATCGTGGTACAGATCGTCCCTCTCGGGGGACCATGCCTGCCGCAAACTGCATGCCGCGTTCGCTGGCGCGGACTTTGGCGATGCGTGCCAGTTGCGCCTCCGAAGCAGCCTCACCTGGTGTAAGAATGAGGGAACCTGCGGGTCGTGCAACGTTTTCCATTGCTTCGCCGCCTGACGGCGCAAGGGCTCTCCTGAATCTCGGTACAAATATCACATTAGGTGCTGGCGCCGCCGTTCCCGCGATTGGCAACTTTGCGCTGCCCAATGGAGTCGCGCTGGATGTCATGCCCTCAAATGGCGTTGGCCTTCCCTGTAAGGGATCGGGGGCTATTGGCCGCTTCGGTATAAGCGCATCTGCGACATTCCGTCCTAGCACAAATCCCATAAGTTCCCCGCCGGGAATACCCGTCATGTGGCCGAGCGCAGCGCCGCCAGCTTGAGCCAGCGACCTAGTTCCCGGCGTTAGAGAACCTTTTTCAGTGCGCAATTTCGCTCCAATGTAATCAGAGCTTTTCCCTATCAGTGGTTCTGCGACGCGAGCAATACCTCTGGCCACCGGCTTGATAGCCTCTGCTGTTGCAGCTTGGGCTGTTCCTTGCGCCAATGCCCCGCCAACGTCACCCTGTCCAGCCTGCTCACCTAAGCCTGCCGCCCATGGTCCCACTAGCGGCAGTGCGGCTGCGATAGAATGCCCGATGGATTGGAGGGGCTTCCCTGCTGCTCCATATTGTGCAGCAATCGCGTTTTCACGATATGCAGGGTCGAAAATGTACTTGTTGGCAAGCCAATTGAGCTTTTGTCCCTCCGTTTTCCCTGCTGGGAGCAGTGCGTCCTTTCCGAATTGATAAGCTCCGGTGACCATTCCCTTCAGGCCTTGCTTTGTTTGCTGATAGAGATTGGATGGCGTAAATCCGTAATAACCAGGAACAGGAGGATGCTCGCGCTCGAAATCTGTCGGCTGGTCCTGTCCTCGAATGTGCATGAGGTACGCTGCTTGGTCACGCGGCGTAGCTTTCGCAAAGTCAGGGTCGACCTGCTTTAGATATGCCGCTTGGTCCTGCGGATTCGCTTTCAGGAACTCAGGGTCGGTTCTGTAATCGTATTGCTGGCCGTCAGGCATTACTGTTTCGCCTTCCATTGCCTAAACGTGGGAATCGCTCCCGACTGGCTGGGCGCCGCTTGTCCGCCCGCTTCTGCCACATCCTGGTCAATGGCGGAGAGCTTCTTCTTGGTATCCGCAAGAATGCGCCGCTGCGTCAACACATCTGGCGCGTCAATCAGCGACTGTTGCGCCTCGTCCAGAATGGCGCTCTTCTTGCGCAGCAGTTCGCTACGCTTATTAATCAGGCTCTTGATTTGTCCGCGCTGCGCTTCGGTAATGCTCAAGCCCTTGCTGGGATCGAGTTGCCACTTGTTTAGAGCGGCCTTCAATGCCTCAAAGTTTGTGCGTCCGCCAACGATGCGGGAGATTTCCGCTTCATTCATGCGCAAGCCTGAACCTTGTCCACCGGCCATAGCAGTCAGTAGCTCAGGGGCGATAAGCGAGTCGGCTTGCGGCGTTCGCTCATTGATGCTCAGTTCCAGCCGGGACACGCGGTCCAACGCATCGGCAATAGGCTTCCCAATGGTGGAGAGCTGGCCAGTGATGAATTTGTACCCGTTGTCTAGTCTGGTGTCGCCAGCGCCCGGGGCCGCGACGGGCAGTTTTGAAGGCCCCATGTCTTTGATGATGTCGCCTGTGTCCTCATCCACAAGGACCTTGTGATTCTCGCCCTTAACGCTCAGGTCCGTGAGGGCTGTGCGGCGTTTTGCTGGAGCGCCCGGCAGGGGCTGCGTGCCAGTAAGGTTTCCGTTCTCATCCCATACACCCTGCAATCCCTTGCCGCGCAGCACGCCCTCTACCTGATTTCGGTGTTCAAGGGCTAATGCGCTCTGCTTACTCTGCTCTAAGTCAGGCCGTTGTGAGAAGAAATCCGCCTGTGCGGAATGCAGCCTGTTTGTGATGTCCTGCGTCTGCATCTGTCGATTGCGGTCAATGATTCCCGCAAGCAGGTTGTACTGCTGCATGAGCGGCTGAATCTGGCGCTGCCGCTGGTAGTCTCCGGTGATGACGGAGCCCAGAGTAGGGTTGCGAGCGCCGACAAAACTTCCAAGAATCGCCCGCCAAGTGGGGATACTCTGTGGCTGCAGAGCTGCTCGCAGGCGATTCCCTACGTTCTCGAAGTCTTGATACTCTTGCGTGCCTTGGATGGAGGGTTGAGGCATGGAAGGGTGCATGGCCAGAGAATATGCTCCGCCAGCGTCCGGCTGCATGTTGAATGTTGGCGCGACAGGCAGTTCATCGTCCGTGCCGCTGCCTCCATAGGCCACATCCCATACCGGATTGTTGAATCGGAATCTGGGGTCTAATGCGTTAAGCGTTGCCATGCTGCCTCACAGGAGAAAGCCTGCTACTCTGCCCAAGCCTCCAAGAAATCCGCCGCGGCCAGCTTGCCCTGCCAATCCACCGAGAAGCATATTCCTGCCGCTGCGCTGTCCTTGCGCTCCGGCGCGGAAGGCCTGCATAAAACTAGGAGCTTCGGGCTGCTGGTTGTCGGGAGTAAACCCGCCGCTTGGCTCAAGGCCGGAGCCAAGGTCTGGAGCATCGGGCTCGGGAAGATAGCTCTGCGCCTTCCGTATCGGTGACTGCATTCCGCCCATGAAACTGAACATTAGATAATTCCTCCAAGGCTCGAACCGAGGCTCGACATAAAACTATCGCCGAATCCAGGATGCCCTTTCACGATTCCATAGGTGCCAACGCTCTGGCCCACAAGCTGGTTCTGCAACTGATTCAGGCTGTTCAGGAAGCTGGTGTCCACGCCATAGAGTTGCGCGATTCCCTGCAAGCCAATCATCTTCCGGCGCAAGGCTTCATCCGCGAAATCTTTCTGATTTTGCAATTCCTGCTGAGCCATCGCCTGGCCCTTTTGTCGGCTGAGGCTGCGCATGAAGGAACCATAGCCTGCCGCGTTCCCCGTTCGCGCCATACGCCGCGAAGCAGCATCTGCCGCCGCACCCGCAGAGCTGCCAATCGTTCCAAGCGTGCTCTGCTCAATGGCGCTCTTCTCTTGCGGAGAATAGCCGGAATTGAGCAGCGACGTGTAGCCTGGCATGAGAGCGCCAAACTCAGAACTGCGCTGGCCGAGCGTGGGCCGCCCAAGAGAAGCTAAGAAGCTAGACTGCTGGCCGAGAGTCCTGTCAATTCCCTTGCGGCTGCCTGAATCAAATGAAATGCCTGGATAGAATCCGCCCATATATGAGTCACCCTATAACAGCGATACTTTTGTTCGTATCGTTCCGCTGTTTACGTAGCCGTATCCCGGAATCTGTGATTGCCCGCTGCCCTGCGATGGGGAAAGCGCCGGACCGCCCGATGCTGTCGAGAGTTGGCCCGGATTGACCGCTGTTGGCGGATTGCCGAATGTAATCCGGTTGCTCAGGCCGCCGAGTTTTGTGCTCTTGTACCAGCGCCAGTAGGTTGTCTGTCCCGCAAGCGTCGAAGTGCGGTAGTTCCTTGCAGGCCCAAGAGGAATTACATGCGCATCGGCAAAAGACGGAACGGTTGCATATTCCAGGAAGTAGTCCTGTCCCTGCTCTGGATGCTTGTCAGTGATTTGCACGTCAATCACGCCATTGGAACCTGTCGCATTGATGCTTCCTTGCGCCTGCGGATCTTCCACACCCCCCAGTGCTGCCAGAATCAGGTTCATGTGTGCCTGCACTTTCTGTAAATCCTCATAAAGTCCCGGATTGTCACTGCGGACTGAAACGATGTTCTTGAGTGTCAGAGGCTTCATGCGTTGATGCCTCGAACGGGCGCGTAAGGCGACTTCGCCGCGTAAATCGTGAACCCTTGGAGGCTGAAATTGTCTCCGGCAGCGTCCGTGCCAAACTTGATCGCCATGCGGTAGCCCTGTTTCTGTATTTGCCGCTCCATATTGGTATATCCGAGGCTGGAAAGCGTCCACGAACGCAAAACGGTGACGTTTGTCTGATCGCCGCGCAATAAAGTTAGATTGCAGTTCCCTGAACCAACGACATTGGCCGCGATATAGCCATAATTCATGCGGATTCCGCTCTGGAAGTAGCCTGATTGCCAGTAGGAATTGATGGCTGCCCCATCGTCGGAATGCACGGTATCGTCGAGCTTGTAGATCGCGCCATTCCCTGCTCCATTGCCAAGGAAAAGCGGCAGCGTGCCATCGGACCGCAGAATCAGGTTCATGGAATTGGCTTGAATCGCCCAGGGCGACCACTTCCGGCCTACTCCATCCTGTAATTCTCCGAAGCCTTCGGTATAGTCGAGCGTAAGAATCTTGTTTGGCGCAGTTGCGGAGCCATATGGAACCGAAATATAGATGCGCTTGCGCCGCACATCCACTACTGTCTCCACCAAATAACCATACGTCCAATTGATGGCATCCCAAGTAGGCTGAATTTCCTGTGAAATCTTCTGCGGAATGCCGCCGTCGAAGAGGTACACACCGTCTTGCGCGGCGATAACGGCCCACTCGTCTCCCAAGCCTATGCCTTTGACGCTTGGCGTGCCGACTTTCGAGGAAATTTGCTGAATGTCCCAGCTCGAGGGCTCGTTTACTCCGTCGTCCTGTGTGACGTACAGGCTGCGCTCTTTCGCAAAGTACAGATTATTGCGGATGACAAACGCGGAAGTGACGCGCGTTCCGTCGCCCTGAGCCACTTGCAGGAAGCCCGTCACTCCGTCATAGCTTTCGGGGTCTTCTACCTTCGACGCCCTTACCGTGGAAGCATCAGAATTAGGCTGATTCGTGGGATAAATCTCGATGCAGTCAATCAGGAATGCGCCGTTGTTCGTCGGGGTGCCATCCGCATAGATTTGCAGCACCAAGTCTGAAGGAATGGTCGCCTGGGCCGTAAGCAGCACCGCGGTGAACTCCTGATACCACGTCGCAAGCTGAGTGGATGTCACGGAAATGCCAGTAGTTGTGAAGCCTCCCGTCGTGCTCTTTGCATTTATGTGGAGCGTACCGGCTGCAAGCGTGCTGTTTTTGGCAAGTCGAACGCGGATACTGTATCCCGTGTTAACGCTTAGTATCGCGTTGCCATCTGCATCTTGATAAAGGGACTGTGTGATTTTCCCTCGCGTTGGCGTCACGCCGTTGCCTACGATTGCATAGGCATCCCCGGAATATGCCGGGTAGCCTTGCGCAAGGGCTGATGCGCCTCCGGCAGAAAAGGTGGCGTCTTGTACCCAGCCATGAGGAAAGTTCGGCAAGCTGCCTGGATTCGTGAATCCACCATCAAAACCAACGTTCAGAAGATTCTGGAGTTGATTCCGTTCGCCCCACCAGAACAGACGGCTTGAATAGCTGACATTGCCGGAGCATTCTCCCAATACATTCAGGTCGAACAGGGCATCCACATTAGTTCCAGCAAGCAGCGTCGCATCGGAAAAATCAAGCGTGATCGCAGTGGTTGTGTTGTCGGCGATAACCATGCTGGCGCTGAGTACGCCGGTCAGACCACCCGTTGTATAAAAGAAATTGTCTCCGCCTGCTGGAGTGAAACACACAATCCGCGAAATCACATTGGGGGGACCAATCGGGATATTGGACACAACGACGCGCTTTGATCCTGCAGCCGTCCATTTGTTCGCTGGGGCAGGTCGTGTTAGATAGCCGTTGCGTGTGACGAAAATTACGGAGACTTGATGCACGCCAGCGACAACGTTACCCGCGTTGGTAACCGTTCCGCCGCCAGATGCGGCTAGCCCGAATGCCCCCGTTCCCAGATACACGAAAATGGATGTAGAACCAACGGGATAACTTCCGCCAGTTCCAGGTGTTCCGCCGAAGATGTTTCCTCGGATTACCTGACTGGCGACGTTATAGCCACCCACTGCTACTCCCGCGACAGTGACGATTTGCCCATCTGAATAGGAGGTCGGTACGCTGCCAGACGACGGAACATATTGCACAATGCCGAAATTGCACGTACCCCCGCCGCTTGGAGCCAAGCCGCTGGTGCTCGCCACATATTGAATCTGCGTTGCGCTGATGATTGCAGAGATTGTCCATGTGCCGTTATAGCCTGCAACGCCAGCTCCTGTAATCTGGATGGAATCGCCCACCTTGGAGAATGCCGTTCCATTATTCGATGGAAGCAGGGTAAGGGTTACAACGTAGCCGCTCTGCGTCAATCCATTCGCGGGAATGGATGCGCTCTGCGCAATTGCTCCATTCGGAGCAGCGGCAATCGCCCAGTTTACGGACTCATCCGCCGCCCCCGGAGCTACTCCCGGCCCTTCCTGGCTCACCCTGTCGAGGTTCGCGTCGTCAAACTGCCGCGGAATATCTACTCCAAACGAGCCATCTCCAAAGGCCAGGTACTCTCGCGTGAACGCCGAGCAGCTAGAACAGTAGTTCGAGCTGATGGACTGCGACACGATATTGAGCGTGCCTTCTGGATTTTCCTTATATAGTACAGCGCCAGAATTGGAGAGGCTTGCAATGCCCGGCGTCAGCGCGAGCATGCGATCTTGCAGGAGGGAATTGATGTATGTCTTGAGGTAGTTGACTTTTACCGTGCCGCCGCCGATGGGCGAGAACGGCGTGGACAAGCCGGGCCTCGACCTGACAAGGCCCGGCAGAAATTCCACGTCCTGGCAATCAGGAGACGCCCAGACAGGCAGATTGGTGGGGTCCACATTGGTGATGAGCCCACCAAATGTCTTGACTGGCTGTATCCCGTATTCCGCAGTAGGCAACGTCTTACCTCAACGGGAAGCAGAATGTTCCAACAATCGTGTCGCCCGTTACGCCTGCGGGATAAGCGCCTGCGCCCAGTTCGGCGAAGGGCGATGAAACCGCAGCGCCAGTCTGAAACACTTTCACCTTGTGGGCGGTGTTGTCAGTGCCGGGAACGAAGCAGTACTGAAATCCCGCCTGCCCTTCGATCTGCGCAAAGCCCTTGATAGGAACCTTGCCTGTCTTCACGAGCGAAGCGATGTTCAGCGTATCGCCGCCGCTCGAATAGCTGCCGCTGGCGGTAATGCTGAGTGAAACCCAGTACCGCTTTCCGTCATACCATTCATCATTTTTCGTTACTGCGAGTGCCATTGTGTTTCCTTTCCGCGCCGAGATAGCGCGTTTCGATTTGACTCATTTACCGCCAGAAATTCCCGTAGCCCCAGCCATAAGCCCCTCTGCGCACGGCATTGTTCGGTCTTCGGCGCGAAGGGGCATACTGTCTCGCTTGCGCCTGCATGTTCAGGAACTCCTGCATGTCCTGGTTGTAGAGGCTTGCGAACATGCTGCCTGAACCTGGCGCGCGCGATTCGGCTGCGAGAAAGGCTGTCCAGTCGGCTACCACGTCAAGGCAGCCGCGAATAAGAAGCTGACTGGTAATATCGGAGATTGCCGCCTGCCCGCGGTAATATCGCAGGCTGATGTCCGTTTCGCTCAATGCTCCGATGAAGTTGATTTGTTCGTCGTACCACGCATAACAGCCATTAAGCGAAGTCTGCGCAGTTGAAGGCAGTACGTCCACGCGGGTCATTGGCGGCCCAAAATAGAGGTTGCCAGTGATGCGTTCGCGGATAATTTCTGGCGCAAGAAAATCGGTCGGCAATGCGGGACTGCTCGAATCTGAAAGCACGGTGGTCCCAGCGGGCAGCGTAATCACAACTTCCGTTGTCTCGGTTGGGCTGGTATTGCCCATGAGTTTCATCTGTACCTTGCGGTAGGCCTTCGCAACAAAGGGAATCAGCACCGCATCGGTGAATACGTCGCCCTGGATCAGCAGGGAAACCGTTCCATTGCCCGAACTGGCGTTAGCTGCGCTCTGGTTGTAGGTGAATGTCGTGGACGTGGGGACGCTCACGATGATTTGCGTCCCGTTGAAACTGGAATCCGAGACGCTCGCAACCTGCACGATGTTGCCGATCTGGAGGCTGTGCGCCGCGGCGGTCGTTATGGTCACTATGTTTCCACTACGCACGGCTCCGCTTGCGGTGATCGCGGAAACGGAGGGAATATCCGCGTCGTTCAGGAGCGAACGCACGGTCTGCGTTACATCGCCAACGGTAGGAAATGGCAGCGTGCCGATTACAGGCATTAGATGGTCCTAGCGGCCTCTTCTTCTCGCGCTTTCTTCGGAGCCTTCCACAGTCCTTCGGCGATGGCGCGTTCTTTGTCGAGCGGATAGCCGCAGGCGCACATGATGGGCGGCAAGCCGCTGTCGAGAACTTCCGTGCGCTGCCCGCAAGCCTGACATTGCACAGTGCGATTCGGAGCGCTGGCGGCCCATTCCCGCTTGATGCCCAACTCGCGCACGGCGCGTTTACAGACGTCAGGAATCTGGTCCACGCGCTTGGTAGAGAGAAATTCTTTATCGCCTTCGCCAATGAGCAACTCAAGCCATGCCCGGCGCATCTCGCGGGCCTTTTCGATGTCCTCGGCGGTAGGCTCTTCGCCCGCGGGCTTCACGAAGCAGCCTTTTTGCGCCAGTTTCTCTGTTCGGAAGAAATCATCCACGATCTGTTGCGCGGAAACAGGAACAGGGATCTTTTCCGCCTCTTTCCAATCGTATGTCGTGAAGAGCAGCCGGTAATCCGTCATATCGTGAACTTCGAGCTTTCCAAGAACGCCGTCCTTGGCTGCGGGAAGTATCATTCCCGGCGTGTAGGTCCTGCGAAACAGGAACTCTTCCGGGCAAAGCGAATAAATCGTCAAGCTAGTGGCCATACTCAAGTACCTCTTTCATGTCTGGAACGATGATGTTGGGCTTTGTGGCGAACTCTGCTCGCCCCAAATCCTCAATTCTTTCAATCAGCCGCTCTTCCTTGGCTTTTTCCTCGCGCTCGTGCCTTTCGGAGATTGCGGTGCGCTTGATCTGCTCCGGCAATTCCCTGTTCAGCTTCGCTACCTGCACAAGCGCCTCGCAAAGCGTGTCGGTAAGCGGTGCGAACTCCCGCTTCGTCACGTTGCCCTTCTTGTCCATGTGGACTCTTTCAATGACTAGTAGGCAGTCGTAATCGCCGTTAGCCGGGAATGGTCCCATCGTCTCGACGCGATGGCCGTCAATCCATTCCGTGAACATCTCTTCCCAGGATTCGGGAGTGCCGAAGTACTCCGGTGGCCGCCACATCTCCAGAACGTAGCGGTTGAGCGCATTGGGGTACTTCGGCCTCTTTTCCGTTCCGATCTCTTCGCCTGTTTGGTTGCCGTGCTCGTCGAACTTCTTAATCCTGCCGCCTATCCAGATAAATTCATCCGAGCCGCGCACAACGCGGAACAGGGGCTTGGTTCCATCGGGAGTCAAGCCCCCAAGTTCCGTGATGCGTTTCCTCAGCCTGTCTGGAACAGGCGGCAGCCTAAGCATTAGTAGATCGAGCTGGTTCCGGCGAATGCGGGCAGCGCAAGCGACTTGATGTAGCTGCCGGCAATGGGGTTGCGGTTGTAGAGCTGAAGTCCGGCGTTAAGCCAGAATTGCTCCGTGGCTTTCAGCGCGCCCGTGGACGTATCCACCAGCGGCCAGAGAATCTGGTCGCCGAACTTCACAAACCCTGTGTCGGTGCCGACGATGCGGCCCCAGAATCCAAGAGCAAGGAAGTCAATGCGGGTGCGGTCCTGGTGGATGGACTGGCGCACAGGAACATTGCTCATTTTCAGACCGTCCTGGTTGAACATGAGGTCAACGTCCTGATTGCCTGTCGGTTGCTTGAAGATTTGCACCAGCAGCGATGCGAGGGACTCGTACGCATCTCCCTGTGACGGATGGCAGTACGCAACCAGCTTGGTAGCAACGTCCTTGAACTTCTCGTCGCCGATGTTGATGCGAATCTCGTTCAGCGCGGCGCGAATCATGCCCGTGGTTAAAGCGGAGCTGTTCGCATTCACCGAAGGAGTCACAATCTGCGACGGGAAGTTGGCGCGGTTCAGTCCCAGCCAGGTTCCGGTCGTGGCATCCGATTGGTGGTACTGGATGCCGAAGAGCGAAGACTGGGTGGTGAGCGCTCCGCTCAGGCCGCCGATGACGAGAACGTCTGTGGCAACTGTGCCGCCAGGAGCCGCGTCAACGGTGACTTTGTGGGCCGAACGGTCAATGGCCGTGACGGTCGCAGAGCCGCGGGCAGTGGTCAAACCTGCGTTGTATACCTGCACGTTCTGGCCAATCTGGACAAGCTCCTCTTTGAAGCCGTCCGTAGTCATCGTGAAGGTGTTCGTAGCCACGCTGGTGATGGTGCCAATCACGCCGTTGCCGGACGTGTTCATCACCTGGTCCAGGTACGCTTTGAACTGATTGATGGCCAGCCGCATCACTTCGCCCGTGGTGCTCTTCACTCCGCGCGCAGCGCCCGTGGTTGCATACTTCGCAAGCAGCGTATAGCTGTAGCCGGACGTGAAGTAGATGGGCGTCAGCGTGGCAACTTGCCACACCGGGCCGCCTGTGGAACCAAGCGACCCGCCATCCATTGAAGTCTGCTGGAACGTGCCACCAACCTGCGTCAACAGCGGAATACGCGTTGCGCGGTTCGAGGCCGGGTCCGCTTCCTGCTTATCAATCATGCCGTACAGCGGAGTATCCAGTTCGAGCAGTTCCGGGATGCCCTTTTCATAGATGATCAGCTCTCTCTCAAGAGGCTGAACATTTGCCTCAACAGAAGCCATTTATTTCTCCTCTGGGCATCCCGCAGTCCCCTACCTCGCGTAAGTTCCAGACTCAAGCTCGCGGTAAACGTCTTCCGCAGTGCGCCTGCCCGAAGGCTTTCCGGTCGCATTGACGGAACCCGTGGCTTGAGGGCCTTTCCCCACGTCTTTGGAGTTCGCTGCGATGCCCTGTTTTCGTTCGATTTCCTGTTTATTGACTTGCACGATGCGCTTGCTCCACTTCGTGATAATCGGAGCAATGGCTTTAGGAATAGTCAATTTCGCTCTGCCGCTCGCATAGGAGACGACTGAGCGGAAATCCGAGTCGCCGCGCCTGCCCTTTTCGGCCTGCGTGCGATAGGACTCAATCTGCGCCACAGTCTGGGGCTGCGCCCTCAGCATGGCCATCGTTGAGCCAAATCCTTCCTTCACCATGTCTGCCAAATCATCGGAAGTGGCGCTTGGAAATTTCGACTTAAACTGTTTCTCAAGCTCTGCCGCCAGATTCCCGGAGATGTACTCATCCACGGAGTTCCAGTAGCTCTGGAACTGCGCTTCCGCATCCGCTTTTTCCCGCTCTGCAAGCTGCTGCCTGAGTTTTTCCGCTTCGGAGTTGGGCCGCTGCTGATTCATTCGCGGCATTCCGAGAGGCATTCCCAGGGCTTGCGCCACAAGCGCAACGGCGTTGGTTACGTCCTGGTTTTGCTGTTGCTGTGCGAGGCTGTACAGATTGCTGAGAACGGAATCGGTGTACTGTGTGGCTTGCTCGGTCCACAGTTGCTGGTCGTTTTCCGCCAGATATTGCGGGAGCGCCTTGACGAACTGCCCATACGCCAGTGCATCGGAATCCTTGAGGGATTCAGCAAAGATCGCAGGGTCTTCGCGGAAAGTAGAGCCCATCGTGCGATGCTCTTCCGCTTGCTCGAAAAGCTGCTCGGCATCGGCCAAAGTCGGAACGCGTTCCACGATCTGGCGAACCTCTCCGTAATCGCCAAGCTCGGAAAACGCCTTCTCCCGGCCAATGATGTTCCGCAGTTCCGGGTAGTCCTTGAACAAGGCCTTGTACTTGGAGAAATCGCCCGAAGTTTCGGGCTGCGTCTCCAAATCAGGTTCTTGCTCTTCTGTCTCTTGAGCCGGTTGTCCCTCAACCGTTTCCGGTTTCGGCTCCTCCGCAGGAGTTGGCTGCTCTTGAGGCTTCTGTTCTTCGCCAGTTGGTGATGCTGGCTTTACTTCTTCGGCCACACTTGCCGCTGCTACTGCTTCAGGCATTCGAGTTATCCTCCGGCCCTTGCGCTGGTTGAGGTTGCGAACCTTGCGGGCCTTCTTGCTTCTGGGGCGGCGGAGCCGCAATGCTCTCCGCTGCCGCCAAATCCGCTCCGGGGCCTTGCCCCATCAATCCCTGTGTGGCTATGGCCTGCTTGAATGCTTGCGCCTTGGCAAGCTGCGAGGCGGCCTTGGAATACGCCAGGACGTTGGCGTAACCCTGAGGATTCGTTTGCCGCGCGTCGAGTCCCGCATCGGAAATGAGCCATTTCTTCGCGGTATCTCCGGCAATCTGCAAGTTGTCAACGTCGGGGTCAGGCGCAATCGAAGGAAGCTGAATCGGTTGGCCGTCCTGCCCAACTCCCCCGTCCCGCGGCGCTTCCTGCAAAAGCTGCTGAATGTCCTTGTATGTCTTTTTGCGCTGGTCCTCGCCGGGAACCTCGATACCCCTTGTGCCCATGTAGCGGAAGATGGTTTCCATGTTCTGCGGGTCTTGCGCCACGCCAAGGAACAATGGATTCGGCGCATTCCAGAGTTGCAGGAGCAACGACCGCACATCGGATTCAAGCACCGGATACTGGGCGTCCACTTCGGGATAAGCGGTGACATTGCCCTGCAGGTCGGTGAGGAGAATCGTATCGGTTTCGTAATCGCCCGTTGCACCCAGCTTCGGAATCGTCAAATCTTCGGTGCGATTCTTTGCGAGGCACTTCAACGCCTTTGCGTCGGTGTTGCAGAAGAATACTTGCAACCGTCTCCACGCTCTGCCGATTCGTCCCAGCGCTTGATTCCTCTGAATCGCAATACCCGACGCAGTGTCGTTTGTTCCTGTGTCGCCGCCAAAGAGAGCTGGAAACGCGCCAGAAAGAAACTGCGGGATTTGCCCAAGCAGCATTTCGATGTACTTCATCATCCCGACGCTTGGCTCGACGGCTGGAGTAAACATCATTTTGGAACCAACGGTTTCGCCGGGTTGCAGTTTGACCGGCGTGATGTTCCCTGCTTGCGCTCCTTGCGCCTCTCGCGCCTCGAAATTCAGAAGTTCTGTATCGGCGAATCCTTCCGGCACGCCGTACATGCAAATCTCGAATAGCAGGTTGATGGCATCGTTCAACTGCTCCTGAATCGGGATCACCGCGCTCATCAGCGTTTCGCGCAGTTGCCCTTCGCCGGGAAGCGAGTGCATGGTTTCCCATTTCTCATCCATGCTTTCGTTCTTCGCTTCGCAAAACACATCGTTGTAGAAAACGACATGCGCCCCATCGGGAAAGAGGTCCAGGAGCTGGCAACGGCGGCAAGGAATCGGCTCGCCGTCCACATGGCCGGAAATTTTGTAGAACGCTGCGGGCCGAATCCACGCCCTGCGAAACGTTCCCATATCGGTAAGCAGCATTCCCGTATGGCGTCCAGAACCGAGGTAGAGAATGCGGCGCGCTATGCGCTCGTAACTGTTGGCGGTGCCGCCGTCAGTGTCTGCTCCGGCTGAAGCATCAATCTTGGCAGCTACCTGCGGATAGACCTGCATCGCCTTGGCTTTGTGCAGGTCGGTAATCCATGTGAGATAGAGAAATTCCGGCTGCGAATCGGCGTACATGGATCGCTTGAGCTGTAAGGCCGGAATCACGCTCACGACTTCCTGGCCTCGCGGAATCGCTACTTGCCCAACCCTCTGCGGCACAGTGACCGTTTGCGGAGGCATATCCTGCATTGCTGCGCCGCACTCCGGGCAAGTTGGCTGCTCCTCGGTGGTGCCTGGCGCTTCATAGCCGCACTGCGGACATTGCACTTGCGGCTCTCCCAGCGGAACCTCTTGCTCCGCGAATACATCCTTGTAATCACTGCCAAACCTTTCCGCATCTGCCACGTAGCGCGAATACGAGCCAAGGAAACCGTCCGTACACATGTAGTACGTCGCTTCGTCCACAAGGTTTTGCCAGTCATTCTGTTTGTGGATTAGGTCCACTACTTTCGAGGCTTGCTTCGCGGTCGCAATGTCTGTCGGATCGGAAGGATTGTCCGGCCAGAATCGTGCGGCAACGTTGCTTTGGCTGAGCACAGAGCACAGACTCAGCGCATAAGCCTGGAAGATGTTTGTCACATGCTGGAAGGCCGGTACGTCGAAGTTCTCATTCAGTCCAAGCGGAGCCTGATTCGGGGGCAGAAACATTCCGATATCGTCGTTCCAGAACCAATACTGCTCGCCACGGAAGAACAGCCTGCGCTTGAGGATTTCCCGCACTTCAAAGCGCCGAGGAATCTCATCCTGCCGCTCAAGGTCCATCAGCAACTGCCAAAGAGCGTTCTGCAGCTCATCGGACAGACCTTGAGCTTGCGGCTGCTGAGCGGCCCCTGTAAGCGTGGGATTCAGTTGTAAGGCAGGAGAAGTGCTCAACTTAGTTGCAGGATGCGTTCACCGTGACGCTGCTCGCGCTTCCGAGCGTTACCGTTGTCGCGTTGATGCGGAAATTCGGCCCAGCGGGAACATTCGTTACTTTCTGAGGAGCGGGCGTGCTGGCCGCAACAAGCGCCAAACCTGTGGAGAACTTCTGCCAAGTTGCCTGCCCATCAGTGCTTATCTCCAGGTCCACTGTAATCGCTGTGGGCACAGCGCCAACGCCTACAGCGGAAAATACCATCGTGCGGTCATCGCCGTCAGGAGTTGGCTGCACGGCAAAGATAGTCGCCGAAGCTCCCGTCGCGGTAATCCCGCTCGCTACAGGCCCATTGCTTCCAGAGGACAGCGAATAAGGTGTCGTTGGCATGGATTACCTCAGATTTTGAATTTCCGCTTGTGGGCCGCGAGCTTGTTCTGATACGCAGCGATAGCAGCGCCTTTGCCCTTCGCCGCTTCTATCCGCTTGAAATTCCCCGTGGTTTTAGTTCTTCCAAGAGCGTGGACGGCAGCGCGTCCATGCGCTCCCTTCGGTTTGTGCCCTTCACTTGGCGGAACGAGTTTCATGTTTTTATCCTAGGCCGCCCACCTTGACGGCCATGATGAGCCCCATGTTCTTGCTTAGAAATCGCTTCTAAATGGTCGGGCGACACACACAACCTGTTTCGGCACTTATGATGAACATCATGGTTGGGTGCGATAGGGCCAATGAACATTAAATAGGCAGCCCTGTGGGCTGTTTGCTCTTTCCCATTAAAATGAAAGATTCCGTATCCCGCGGACATCGGCTTGCCAGTCCATATCCAACAACCACTTTCAATTACTTCCACGCGTTTTATGAAACGCAACGGGGCGCGGTAAGATTCCCGCGCATTTGGTATTCCGCGAGGCACCTACAGCTTGAATCCTTTCTTCTTCCTCGCTGGCAAACCCTTGCGCGGCGTTGCTGCGAAGTCATGAAGCTGGGAATGGCTCATCTTGAGCAAGCCACGATTGCGGGCGTAGAGTTGCGATGGGTTGTGTTCTGCAATACTCATGGCGATAGCCTGTGCCTTACTTTTTGCAGGCATTGGATTTCTCCAAGTATGAGAGGATTTCCGCTTTGCGACGAAAAATACCGCCCCTATTGCGGCACTGTTCTTGCATTGTGGCCCATCTGCAATTATCCATGCTGTAACCTGAAGAGTTGTCAATGCGCTCAATTGTGTGGCGAGCGGTTGGCTTGTTTCCCATATCGGTTAGAAAATTTTGGAAACGATGCCACCTTTCGCATACAGTTACACCTTTAGCGCCGTACCATTTGAAATTTGTAGCCTTGCTTGCCCGGCATCTTCGCATCATGGCGCGCCAACTTTGATATTCGGGAGAATTAGACATGCCATGCCCGAACGTTGGATGCGGCCCCAGTTTTGTCGAAATACTGGATGCATGAACGCCAAAGGTTTTTGCCAACACTCTGTCGGGAACTAGTCCCCTTAGAGACGAAACAAGCGACCACGTAAATGCCCTAGTGGCTGCTTGTCGCCTCGTCGCTTCGCTAACCATTTAGTGCACCAATCCTTGGGCTGAATTATTCCTGAAACGATCTCGCAGGAATGCGGAGCCTTGAAGTGCTTGCACTCCGCACAGTGATTCGGGCCTTGCGCCGGATGCTCGTAGCCAACTTCCCGCTTCGAGAGCACATCAGCCCTTGAGCAAACGCTCCAGCTTCTGAATGGTTTTCTTAGTCACTGCTTTGGGTGGACGACCTGGCTTTTTAGGCATCTGGTTTCTTCTCCACTGGAATCGTCATGCGCTCAGCCTGGGCGCGGAACTGGCTGGGCAATAGCCGCTTCTTGAGCTTGGGCAGCTCCTCCCGCTCACGCAGATGCACGGCGGGCAGCCGCTCTTTTTGCAGCAGGGCATCCTGCCACATGCTCAGTTCTTCGCGCAGCCGCTTCACTTCTTCCTCAAGACTCCGCGTATACGCCGATTTGAACCACTCGCGCCAGTTCATGCTTGCCTCTGCGCCCAGCGCCAATGCCTGCGGATCGGGACCGACCGCGCACCCTTTTGCCGTTCTTCGTTGAGCACGCGATGGTAATGCACGAGAATGTCCGTTGGCGTAGCCTTCAGCGGCGCCATGCGCTCCTGCACGCGAACCTCGAGAGGCTTCTCCGCTGGCCGGAAATAGCTCCGTAGGCCGTATCGCGCTGAATCCGCAGGGTCATCGCCATCGAACTTCACGCAATCCTCGACTTTCTTTTCGTCGCGCGAGAGCATCGGGAGCGTGCGAATCAGTTCTTTACAGTTATCGCCAATCAGCCAATGACCGCTGCGCAGCATGTCGTACATCAATGCCCAGCCGCCAATGCGGTCATCGTTCGCCCTCGCGCATGCAGGCAAACCCTTCTCCTTGAGCACCTTGTCAATCTGCTGCGCAATCGTGTCCGTATCGTCCCGATGCGCGAAAGCATCGGGCGAGAGCCACACAGAACTAATCTCTTCGCCATCCGTGCGCTCTACAATCTGCTGCGCTAACTGCTTAGGGCTGAGTCCGTTCTGCACAAATTCTCTGTATGTCACGGTCAGCGAATCATGGACCTTGGCGAACCAATGTACGGAAGCCGGATGCTTGAATCCCCAGTCAATCGCAATCCAGCGCGTTGCCCAAGGCTTAATCTCAAACTCTTCGGGCCGCTTCGTATGCTTGAACGGATCGAAGACGTCGAAATACTGCCCCGCGAAGACGTTCCAGTTGCCTTGCACGTAAATCTTCTGCATCTCAGGGGGCAGCGTATTCAATTGCGCCCAGTAGGACTTCGAGAGATGTGGATTGTCCGTTGCCAGCGCCGGCACAAATGCAAATTGGTCCTGCAGGGGCCTCAACTCAACGGGAAAGTCTCGGTCAATCCACAGCTTCTTCACCCATGCGTGACCTTCTCCGCCAGGATTCGAGCCGCCTAGAAATTTTGGTCGCTCAATTCCCGGCCAGCGCAAGCGGAGCCGCAAGAAGTCGAATACGCTCTGCGGATTCTTCGTCAGTTCATCCACGCCAATCGCCGCAAATTCCGCGCTCAAGTACTTGCTCGGATCGTCCAAGTTTCTCAGCGCCAGTGTTCCGCCACCGAATCGCTCATGCAACTGAAAGCCTCTGCTTTCGCTGCCCAGCTTGAGCTTGCCCAGCCAAGGGGGAAACTCCACTTGAATCTTGCTGATTTGCCTGTCCCACAAACTGGGGTAATCCTCGCAGGCTAGCATTACAACCGCATTCGCTATTCGCAGCTTCGCCCATATCTCGAATAGCAGCCAGACTAACGCCCATCGCAGCGTGTAGCTCTTCCCCCCGCCTGCGGCCCCGCCATATAAGACGAAATCATGGTCCGCGACAGCGCGGAAGAACTGCATCTGCCTGTCAGTCGGGTTGATGAGGTCACTGAGCGCTACGGTCTTCTGAGTTGCCATGGAACGCCGCAGGTAGACTTCCGAGTGCCACGGCTACGTTAACGCTTGGCGCATCACCTGTGCTCTTTGGCATCACGCCAGTTCTGTCGAGCAGTTCCCACGCATCGGAGCTTTTCTTTCGCACAGCCCTTGCAATTGTCCGCGCTGAGTCCGGTAACGCATTGAGAAGAATGCTCTTAGCTTCGCCCGTAAGCCTGCTTATTTCCGCCTCATTGAGCACTTTTACGATGGTTGTGCGCGACATTTGCAAGTCCCGCGCAATCTGAGACTTAGAGGCTCCGCCTAAATGCTTGGCGATTATCTCCGCTTGAACGGGCAACGGAGTTTCGATGGCCATTACTAAACCGCTTCACCCTCGATCTGCTGCACGGTGATGGAACCCGCTGCCGTCTTGATGCCGCCCACTATCTGCCCGGGGTAGAAGCAGCCCATCTGCCAATTCGGACCTACTGGCGCTGGGGTGAATATTGCTGGAGTTCCTTTCGCTACTTTTGCCGGAGTCGCGCTGTTTGCTGGATTGTAGACAAGCAAATCCGCTGTAGGCGCTGAAGTTGAGTCGTAGTTCTCTTGCACGAGGATGCGCTTGCACCAACTATTCGCCACGATATTCACAACTGCCGTGGAATCAACCGCATAGGTTGTGATTGGGTTCGCCATCAGGCCATCCAGCCTACCCGCGATGCCGGATGTGGTCTACCACGCCGGCCCCAATGCCATCGCCATCCACAATCGCCGCGTCCGGATTGACAATCTCTTGCTTTGTGTTGACAATCCACTGCTGTACCGTTGACAAAGGCGCTACGGCTTATGTCCATCCAATCTCTGCGCGCGTTCGTTACCTTGTATGCGACCGCATCTAAGTCAAACGGTTTTCTCATGCCAGCTCTCCGCTCAACCGCACCACCATCGCGTCCGGCGACTCCAGCCCGCGCTCGTAATACGTTCCTTCAGGCATCCGCGCAATGAAGTAGCCTGGCTTGCGGCGCAAGTCCGCGCCCTCGAGAGCTAGCTTTTGACAAGTGTTTTCGGTCGCTGTGAGGTGAATGCTGCGGAAGGTCGCTGAACAGAGGTACTTGCGAGGGCCTAATTCCTTGAGGTGCGGGCGCATCTCTTCCAATTCGCGCCGGTTGACGTGCTCTTTACTGCCATCTGCATGTATCAGCAAGTACGGTTTGGAGATGGTAGTCCCGCAGAAAAAATCGTCGCCCTGGATGTTACCAGCCAGAGTCTGTCGCGCCCAGCACAGGGAGCGAGTGTTGGTCGGTCACTCGCCCCCGCTGGAAAGGAGGTGCGCTGTGTGATCTGCCTCGCATTTTTTCCGCTCAGGCGGTGCGCGTCAAGCAGAAACTATATTTTTGTGGAGTTCGTAAATCCGGCGGCTCATCGAGTGCCTGGTCTCTTCGCGCCAGCGCAACTGCTCCCAGCGCGCTTTCTCGCACCGGATGCACTTCATCCGCAACGCTCGATTCACGTGGCCGCATCCGCAGCAGCGCCACCTGGACGGCTCGCGCTCACTGATGTTCGCCAAGCGGTTGTCGTGCCGTGACGTGTGCGCCATGTTTCGCATTCTATTCGCCCCCAAATGCGCTTGTCAAAAGGTATACGTCGCCAGTATTAGCGGCACGGACCTGCACTATGGCTTTGCGCGCACATTCATCCCCGCCGATCGCGTCGAGCGCGATTCATTCGCGGATTCCCGGTACATCCGGTCATATACTTACCGGCTCGAGCCCGGTCTCTACGAGCTAGCCGAAGCCGGCGAGCGCCGCTATATCATAGTCTGGGACAAGGACGGGCGCGTCGTGCACCGCAGCGTCGATGCCACTAGGGCGGAGGCAATCGCCCGATTGATGTCCGATGGTAAGACCTACGAGGAAGCGCGGCAACAGACAAAGGAGGTCACGTGCTAAGTATGGGAATTATATACTTCACTCCCATGCTCCTGAAAACGCTAGACTTACAGACTTTCGCCTTTTCTTCAAAAATCTTTGCCTTGGCGCAAGAAAGTACTTGACACACTCGCGTGAGTAATGTATATTGCGAGCATGGAGGGTACGACAATGAAACTGAGATACTTCACGACCTACAACGCAAAGCCGACGAAAGATGAGTTCCGTGAGATTACTCTTGACGACCTGCGTGCTTTCGCAGAACAGACCGTCGAGGGGGAGCCAGACAGCGACGTTCCGAAGCTGGAAGTCAACGAGCTTCTTAACCGCCTCGACGCCGGTGCGATGAATCGTCATAGCGCGCAAAACCCAGTTGATTGGAGCGCGGACGCCACCGCTCTCGATTGCGGCGGTTTCGCGTGGGCTATCCGAACCGCTCAACGCGGCAAGCGCGTTTTCGTGGCGACGGACGAAGATGGATTCTACTTCGCAACGGAGCGGAACTAAATGTCTCGCTCGACTATCAGCACCTTCAAGTTGTTTGAGCTTTTCCCCGACGAAGCCTCGGCTCGCAAGTATTTGGAGTCGAGGCTCTGGCCGAACGGCGTCATCTGCCCGGAGTGCAAGAACGGGGCGAGAATCACTACGATGTCGAATCGTCCCGGCTACTACCGCTGTAACGCTTGCAAGTTGGACTTCACGGTGAGGACGGGAACCATCTTCGAGCGGTCGCATGTCCCGCTCCAGAAGTGGCTTTACGCAATGTATTTGCTTGTGACCGCTCGCAAGGGCATTTCTTCGATGCAGTTGGCGAAGGAAATCGGCATCACTCAAAAATCCGCATGGTTTGTCCTTCATCGGCTCCGCGAAGCTCTCGGCCAAGACATTGACAAGCTGCGCGGCCAAGTCGAGATTGACGAAACTTTTGTCGGCGGTCTGGAAGCAAACAAGCATGAGATAGATAAGCTCAAGGAAGGACGCGGGGCTGTCGGCAAAGTCCCTGTGCTCGGAATGCGGGAACGCGGGGGACGTACCAAAGCTCTGCCTCTCTTCGGTGTTACGCAAGACGAAATTCACAACGCAATTTACACCCACGTCGAGACTGGCTCTACGCTCTACACCGATGAGCACGCGGCCTATAACGACTTGGCTGGACTCTTCTACAAGCAAGAGCGAGTGAACCATTCCGCGAATGAATACGTGCGCGGCATGGCAAGCACGAACGGAATCGAGAGCGTGTGGGCTGTGCTTAAGCGCGGATTGCACGGCGTCTATCACAAGGCGAGCAAGAAGCATCTCCGCCGCTACGTTGACGAGTTCACGTTTCGCCTGAACGCCGGGAACGTTGCGCGTCACACGTTGCAGCGTCTCGACTCGTTTGTTGACCGCGTTGCTGGAAAGCGAATCACCTATGCGGAGTTGACCCAATGAAAACAGCTTTTCAAATCCGTTTCCTTCGTCAACTGAAAAAACTGGCCCAACAAGCCGACAGAGCGGATATTCTCCTTCCGAACGGAGCGGAAGTGGGGAGCCTGCTTGGCTCGATGGCTGATGATTTGCAATTAGCATGGAAAGTTCCAGAAGCTTGTCTCCAACCGCAAAAGAAAGACGCGATGCAATGAGCCATCTCCACGAACCACGCGCCGAAGCACAGTCTTTTGAGCTTGAATCCGAGACGGAGTGGGAAAAGCGACGCGATGAGGCTCCTGAAATTCTTGACCGTGCCGCCGATGTCGTGCTCGCTTACAAGCCGAAACCAAAAACGAAGGCAGCGAAACGCCGTGCTCGGCGGAAGAAAAAGAAAGCGAGTTAGCGCGGGGAGTCATCTATATAATTCCCCTAAGTATCCTTGACACGCGAGTACCCCAGCCTGGGCGATACCGCGAATATGGAGTACCTACATCGGTGGCTCGTCATGTAGACATCTTACTCGGCGAGCGCAATACATGCACAGATGCGCGAGTAGAGGAGATTGACAGGGAGATCTTAGCAATATTGCGACCATGGGTACGCTCTAATCCTCATGCCGTAGCCCTCGGCCGCAAGGGCGGCAAGGCCAAATCTCCCGCTAAAGCCGCCGCATCGCGCGAGAATGGCAAAAAGGGTGGACGCCCGCGCAAGAAACTGAGCGGCGCTTAGGGCATCAGCGCCAGCCATGCCTTGCGCAGCCATCGCTTCATCGCTCACGCTCCCCCCTGCCGCTCGTTGCCCTATCTCCGCGTCGCGTTTTCAACAGCAATTCGCAAGTCATTCGCATTCACCGTAATGCTGTGCCCTCGCCAATCCAGGACCACGCGGTCGTTCCAAATACGGTGAGACTTCACGTGTAACTCATCAGCTTCATTCGGTAAGCCCTTGCGCTCTTCTCCGTCAAATTCGTACGGGTCCAACTTCGTCACCGTCTCATACATTTTTATATGTTTCCTTTTGTTGCCGCTCGTTTCAACGCCGCTCTGCCCTTCGGCGTCACGCGCCAGCATCGCGTAATCACAATAGCCGTCGTCTTTGCCTCGAACGTGCGCAAGATGGTCACCCGCTTGCCGGCAGATTTTCCCTTCATGACCGCGCCGCCCCTTCCAGAATGTAAACCGCTCGACGTCTTGCTTTTTCCTGATATGACTTGCAGGCTAGACAGATATTCCTTTTCTGTGATTCGCTGTACTCAAGCTTATGTCCGGCCTTGCAATGCGTTTTGGCCCTGCTTGGATTTTTGCCCCGACTACGCCGCATATTCTCAGCGTGAGTTACGGCCTCAAGATGGCCTGGATTTACGCATTGTCGATTCCTGGGAACCTCGCCATTGAGAAGTCGATATGCCAGCACGTGTGCATGTGTCGTTCTGGCCTTAAAATGCGGATGATACCTTAGATCCACAACACCGTATCCTTTCTTGTTTGTCCATCCCTTCCAAATCCAACACGACGGTGTTTTTTCGACGCGTCCCCAAAAGCTTTTTTCTAGTTTCATAGATTCTCTTTCAGCCATTGCAACGCCTTGCCTCTCAACACATCTCTATTGGAAAAGACGAATACTCTCCATCCAAGAACTTGCGCCGTGTTCAGCTTCTCCGCATCATTGCTCCAGCCCGCGCCATGCTTCCCCTGAAAGTGGCCATTCACTTCAAACGCTAGCCGGTGCTCTTCGCTCGCCAGATCGAAGCGCCACTTGCGGTCAGGGTGGAAGCGATATTCCGCCTCCGTCTCTATGCCCAGCTCGGACAAGTGCGTCCGCAGCAGCTCTTGAGCCTCAGTCATCACGCGCTCCACTTCGATGGAATTTCCCCTGCCTTGCCTTGCCCCGCCCGGCCTTGCCAAGCCATGCCTAGCCAAGCCTTGCCACGCCTCGCCATGCCTTGCCCAGAAAAGTCATCACCCGCTCCACTTCGCTAAAATCTTCGCCTTCCGCTCCTGGTACTCAGGACTCTCAAGCAGTGCCGCTCGCTCCGCTTTCGTTAGCGGGCGCTCTTCCGGCTCCTTTGCGCGCATCTTCTCCAGCGCCGCGCCATAGGCCTCAAGTATCTCTTTCGGTTGGGGCAGGAAGTTGATGTGGTCGCGGCACCACTGGAACGCCTTGTGCAGCGCCAGTGGATTTTTGAGCTGGCCGAGGGAGTCCACGTAAAACAGAATCACTTCCTCGGTGATCTGGTGCTCGCCCCGCATGTACGGCATCGCTTGATAGAGTCTGAGCCAGTTGAGAACCACGTCCGAGCACGTTCTGGGCTGCTTGTTCAAAGCGGTCGAGCTTTCCGGCTCCCGTTCCACTTGTCGGTCGTGCGCCATTTTCCCTCCTTGGCTCGTACACATCTGGCCAACCATTCCTGATGGAGTTTTCCAAGATTTCCACTGGGTCGTAACCTTTAATTTTCAGTTCCCGTAATTTGTCTTGGATCAGTTCCCGGGCGCGTGCGGTAAGCGGCTTACCAATGCTCTTCCGCATATCCTTGAAGTCCAGCCACACGCGCACAGGGACACAATTAGTTTCTGTATTGGACGGTTCAGCTTTGGACGGTTCCCCTGCACCCGTGTGCACCCTTTCCGGTGGCCCTGTGCACCCTTTTACTTCCTCCCGTGCACCCTTTCGCTCTACAAAGGGTGCAGAATTTGCACCGTTTTCTTGCTGAATGAACAGCCTCGTGGCTGCCATTTTGGGCAGTCGGTACGTGCTGGGCCTGCCCCGGCCCCCGCCGATTCGTACTTCGAGTTCACCTGCTTTTGTCAGTTCGCCTATGGCATATTGCACCTCTCTCGCGCTCAAGCGCGCTTCCTTGGAAATCGTCTCAATGGACGGCCAAGCATTCTCACCTTGCGCATTCGCGTGATTCGCTATAGACAGCAACACACACCTAGCCCCTAGCCGTGAGTCCGAAAATTCCAGAACCCATGAAATCGCTTGTACGCTCAACTTATCTGGGCCTCACCGAATAAATCCGCACCCCGAAAACCCGCTTCTCGCTCGCGCTGTACCATGGCTGCATGCGCTCCTTAGCCTTGTTCTTCGGCTGCGCGCGCCATCGGCGCATCCAATCCCGCGCATAGGTCGGGTTGCGCTTGCGCCACTCGCGCTGATATTCCCGCTGGGCCTCGGTCATGCCGCTCAGTCCGCTACGCGCCGCTCGATATTCTCGCCCGCGTACTCACGCTTAATCGTCACGCTGTAGTCGCCCCGCGGAATCGTAAGCTGCGCGTGTTCCTGGTGCCGCAAGCTCACGCCTTCCTCGCTCACCGCGAGATACATGCCTTCGCCAACGGTGAACAGCTCCGCCGCACCAGGCTCCGCAACGAGCGTGTGCGAATGGCCGGTCACTTCCCCGTAAGCCAGCACGTTATCCTTCACGGGCTTACGCTGGCCTTTCGGGATGCGTTCCACTGGGGTGAGAATCACGTCTCCGTGCCTGATGATTACCATGCGTTTTCTCCTTACGATTCACTTGCGATTTGATAACTGCCCCACTGTTCGCGGGGAACTCTTAGTTGCCAGCCAATTGCTTCCCGTACCGTTCGGCATTCGGGATGCACGCGCTCGACGTACTGCCGCAACGTGGAAGGACAGACGAGGCGCAGCAAGACAATCGGCTCACCGTCATTCACGGACTTGATTTCGTGGAGTTCGTTCACCCACGTCTGGCCGTTGTCGTGAGGCGGAAGAACGCGCTGCACTGCGCTGTCCAGCAGCTTCGATTGCGCCTGCGCGAAAAACCACTCGAAGCCCCTGCGCTCAATCATCACGCGGCGCACCTCGGAGTTTTCCTCCTTGAGGATCCGCTCCATCGTGATGGTGTCTGGTTTCTCAATGATGTCCTGCGAGACGCGCACCCCATGCCATGCCCAGATGGAGAAACCGTCTGGGTAGGAGACTGCTGGACCATCCGCGCAATGGAGCGAGCCACGGCTATCGCGCAGCAAGCGATGATGCCGCTCCGAAACGAAGCATATGTCCTTGCAGGGAATCGCCCAGTTTGCTGAGGCGCATAGTGCGAAGAGACCAGCCAGCTTCTCAGTTTGCTTTACTAGTCCGCATTCATTGTGGAAAAACGAATAGAAAGATAGCCACGGGGCATCGTGCGAGCCGTAAACCGAGGCCCCCACCGAGGCCCCCACCGAGTCCCGCACCGAGGCCGCCACCGAGTCCCACACCGAGTCCCGCACCGAGTCCCACACCGAGTCCCGCACCGAGTCCCACACCGAGGCCCGCACCGAGTCCCACACCGAGGCCCCCACCGAGGCCCGCACCGAGTCCCACACCGAGTCCCGCACCGAGTCCCACACCGAGGCCCCCACCGAGGCCCACACCGAGTCCCCCACCGAGGCCCGCACCGAGTCCCACACCGAGGCCCCCACCGAGGCCCACACC